CGTAGTTGCACTAATTCTATTTTGTGTGGTTTCTGTGGTATTTGTTGTGGATGTCCTGGTATTAATAATTTGGTTTCTTGTAGTCTCTCTTTCAGTTGAAACTGTTGTTGAAGAGTTTGTTTGAGTGGATTGATTATTTGACAGAGAGGTATTTACTTCAACACCTACGGTTTGCCAAGAATTCCAAATTACTGGTGAGACACCTAACCTTGTACCATCAGTTCTTGTAGTTATTTCCGCCCCCAATGCTTCAGATATACCTTGGAAAGACCCTTCTATCAATACATCGTTGATTTGAAGTTCATTCGTGTCAATCCAAATATCAGTTTCTGGTATTAATTCGACATTACCTTCGTAAATATTTACTAGAAATGGTGTAACATTTTCAATTCTTGTTGCATAAGGTTGTTCAAGCCAAATATTATCTGTGTAGTCTAGAGTTAAGACTCTACCTGTTTTTCTTACATTATCACCTACAATAGGTGCAAAGTTTCCATCTTGACTTGAATCAGAACTATCACTGAGACCATTAATTAATGTAGACCCAAGTTCAAGATTTAATGCTGTAGTGTAATGAGAAGGTCTGAGTTCACCTTTCTCAGTGTCTATACTATTTCTAACTCCAATTGAAGTGTCTTGTGGTTCCAGAGTTGTAAAATTATCAACAAAAATTCCCGATTTAAATCTATTATTTCCATTTGCATCTTCTACAAATAGATTTAATGTATTTGTTTCGAGTTGACTGAGTGATGTATAATATTCTAAATTTTTAATTCTTTGCTCAAGTTTTGCGATATCAGACATTTGATATCTTTTATTTTCAATGAACTTTACCTTAGCATCTGAAGTATTGAATAAAAATGCAGGTAAGTATACATTTGCAATATTCATGACACCACTTAGACTATCAGGAAGTCTTGGTTGATCATCAGGAGCACCAGTTTGTACTCTTAAATTTCCCTCTGTATCGATAAAAATTCGATCAGCTCTAGGTAGAAAATAACTATAACCTAATGTGAGTGTTTCGTCAGAAGCAATAATATCTCTTGATGATTGAAGATTACCATTTTCGTCATCTGCAAATATTCTACCTTCAAATTCTAAAGGTGATTTTGTTCCTTCTTCAACTGTGTAATCAATAAGTCTTGGTCTAAAATCAATGATATCACTATTTCTTATACCATCTACTGATTGAATTTCTTTTGCATAATTATACCCAACATAGGAATTAATAGTTGTAATATCACCTTCATCTGAATCTGAATAAAATGATGATGCAAAATAAACTCGTAATTTTCTTGATGGAATTTGAGAATTACCTCTTCTTATAATTCTTGAATAATCGTAAAATGTATCAGTTTGTCCATTAAAAAACTTAAAGTCACTAGTTATATTTTTAGAACCAAGTTTAATTTCAGATGTAGCACCAGTAACTAAAGAAGACTCGAATGATACAAATTCTCCATTACTAAAAGTCGATTCATTTAGATAGATGAAATAAATTTTATTGTCATCAAATTTATCAATATATATTGCTTTAGCACCACTTGTTTGACCCGTTATAATTTCCCCAACTATCAGGTCATTTGTAGAACCACTAATACCATCAAGTTGAGAAAGAGTCATGAATGGTGAAGTAGGATCATTATTATCACTTGATTCAAAAATTCCGTAAATTTTATAAACATCTACAGTGTTTAATGATATGATTTCATCTTGAACTCTCGTACCAAAAGGAAAATCACCATAAGTTAAACCATCGTTTAAAGTTGTGGATCCAATACCAGATGAAGGATTATTAGAATTATTGATTATTAAATCCTGAGAAGTATTTCTTAATTTAGTTTTTGAAGATACATCTCTTTTTCTAATCGTTGTAATCAAATTAGATTCATTATCATTTGAACCTAAACCATTAATTTGGAGAGATTGGAAACTATTAGTAAAATTAAATTGATCACTTGATAATGGTTCTGTTGAACCATCAGATCTAATAAGAGTATATCTTTCTTCGTCAAAAGGTAGAAATGTTTCTTTATCGTTATCAACATTAACAACTGTTGTAGAATTGTTGTTAATAGATGTAATAAACTGTCTTCTGATTATAATGTCAGAACCAATTAGATTGGTAGATGATATATTTTTTTTAGGAAATTGAGTGAAAAGTGTTTGACTTCCTGATGAATTACCAGATTGATTACCATCAGCACCCTTAGTTGAGATAATTTCAAAATTTGTAATACCTTCATCTACAGTTGGAAGACCACCATCACAAATACCATCAACAGTGTTTACACCCACCACTGTCACATTTGTTTTACCTACACCTGTTACTCTTGCAAAACTTACGATATCTAAAGAAGGTCTGGAATAACTAATTACATTTCCTGATGTTATAATACCAACAAATGAAAATGCTGGAGGTGCTGCAATAGATATAACTGAACTTCCACCATCATCTGCAGTAATATTCGCAGAACCAAAATTACGCACACTCGATTGAATGGTATCACCAGTAAATGTTTTGGCGGAACCAACGTCACTGAAAACAGATTTTACATCTCCAAGAGAATAATTTCTGTCATCTACAACAAATCTTGCATCATTCAATATGCCATTGAAAATAAGTCTTTCACCTTTTATAAAATCTCCTTCTACATTATATGCAGTGATGGCAATACCAGCATTTACATCATTTCTAAGATAACCTATTGCACCACTTGATTCACCTTTTATAAATGTTGATGTACTAAGTGTGACTGGCTCATTTAATGTGATATCAGTGAATGTCTGTACATCAAACAAAGACAAGTCCCATACATTATTGTCAGGAAATGCTGTATTATATGAACCACTTTCTAAAACAAAATCGTATATTCTTGCTAAACCTATTTCTTTACCTGAAGATGTTAATGGATCATCACCAAGTCTTTGGTCTCTTAAACTCAGAGATAAAGTTGTATTAATACCAATAGTAGCAGATCCGTTTACCCTATTTAAATTTAATATTGGACCGAAATTGAAATTTAATGTTTGATTTTCTAAAACCTTACTAGTTCTTGGTTTTTCAAAATCAATTAGAGTTGGGGATATTGTTTCAACTTCAAAACCCCTAACATAAGCCTTTCCAGGAGAAATTTTATACACTCCTAAATCATCATTTGGAACATTTCCATCATTTGTTACTTGATTTGAGTTATAGATACCTCTATTACCTTCATTATCATTAAGGCTATTTTTAATCGTAGTTACAAATTCTTTAACATAATAGTTACCTGACTCATCAAATGTTCTTCTTGCAAATTCATCACCAAGAAGACTTAATTCGGTATTTTTATTAATAATTCTTAGAATACCATCTTTTACATCAGATAATTGAACAAAATTTGTGGTATCAAAAGTGTCAAGTGGTTTTTTTGCAAGAGTTGCTGTAATTTTTAACCTATCTGCACCTGGTGCTGTAAAATTATTAAATCCTTGTGCATTATCATTCAAAGAACTATCTTCATCTGATGATATAATCTCTTCTAAAACATTAAGACCAACTCTATATGAAGGATTATTACTATATTGATCGAGGATAAGAGTTTGGGAATCAACATTTACAAAATACCCTCTCAAATAGTATACCCCACTTGCTATATTAAATGAAGAGCCAATAATAGCAGCATTTATGGGGACTGTATTTGCAAATCCCTCACCAGCTGAGATAAAGGTTGTTGCAAAAGTAATATTTACATTCGTAATAAGAACTTCATTGTCAAAAAATGTATCAAAACTATCATCAGATACCGATGAATTTTCGTAATTCAAATATAATGTAAATACACCTCTTTCTGATTCTTGATTAGTAATATATGTTACGACCTTTGCAGTTACTCCAGAAGATGCACCGGTGATAGTAGCACCTACAATCTGATCAAGATATACTCCGACAGGAACACCTAGAAATTCTGGTTCAATTTGAATACCAAAGAAATTTCTTACATATGTCAAATCACCAGGAATTACCTTTGCACCTTCTTTGAAACTAAAGTTACCAAAGTCTTCAATTTGATTTTGAAGAATGGACTGTAAACCTGTTAATTCTCTTGCCTGTACTGGAAAACCAGGTTTAAACAATACTTTATAATAATTATTCTGGGGATTAAAGTCGTCAAAATAAGGAGCGACATTGAGATTAGTTTCCTGTGGCATATCTCTTAAAATTGCAAGATAACTTTAACGTCTTCTTTCTGTGAAGATGATCTAGTAATAGATGGTCTATTATCAACATAAATGATGTCGCCAGAATATTTCTGAGACTCTGGATTTGAAATTCCGTTGGTGAACTCCTGACCCAGGTAATATGTCCTACTATTTATTTCTGTAGAAATGCCTGAAAAATTTTGATCGATTGACAAGTTGTTTCCTGTAGTAGGTGTTATTTGTAAACTACCACCATTAGAAATATCTGAAGTGAATCTTAATTGCTCAAAACCAAAGGTTGGAGAAGTATTTTGTGAACCGTCAGTGTTAAAACCTGCAGTTGTTCTATCTTGCCAGTATTTCAACACACCAGTTATTTGGTCGTAAGAAACAACTCTACCAACAGCAGTTTCCCCTAAACCTATGGTTTGAGTGACAAAACTATCTGGTTCAAATGTTGCGATTTCACTTCCACCTCCTTCAAGTTTTAACGCATATAGTGCACTTACCTTGTCAATTGTTAAATTAGTTGTTGAATCAAAATTCAAAGGATTTTTTACAATACCAACCTGTGCAAATTGGTTTCCGGTGATAAAATCTGGGTTTTGTGTATCATTTTCAAATCTAGCATATGAAAGAACATTATATGCTCCCAATTCTCGATATATATCTGCACCATGACCACCTGGAGGAGGTATAATTACGTCAAAAGATGGTGGTATATCACCATTAGGAACACCTCCCTGAACTAAATCTAATGTTCCAAATGTATATCCCTCACCACCTGAAGAAATTGTTACAGATTCAACTTTGGAATCGTTATTGATAACAATTGTGGCTTCTGCTCCTGAACCATCACCTAAAATAGGAACTCTAGTATATGTGATATTAGGGTCTCCAATATTTGAACCACGATTAGTGATAGTTACTACCTTCAACTGGCCCGATGTTTTTGCGTTTTCTCTAATTGGGGCAAATGTTGCATTTGTATCCCAATCAGATGGAACCGCAAAAAAGTTTGTAGAATCGAATTTAATAATTTGGTTTGGATTAATTGTATAAAGATACTTCCAAATATATCCATCCCCACTACTTCCAGCACTTCTTGGTTCAAGGTCAGTGAAAGTTGGTTCATCAAGTGATGGAGAACCTCTAAATCCGTTTTCTGGATTTGAACCATTAAAAAGACAAATATAAACTTTAAACTCACTGTTAATGACATAAAAATTTGCATTATATATGTCAAATGCCCCTGAAGGTTGTGATGGATTAGTTCTTGTAATATCGTTTCTCCACATGTCATATGTGGTACCAGATTGCCAAGTTATCTTTCTTACAACTTGGCTTACATCACCAGAATTAATCTTTTTTAGTGCCAACATTGTGTCCCAATAAAAGTTAGAATCATCTAAGCTATCTTTGGGGGAGGGTGGATTAGTATTCCAATCACTCTGAAAGTCAGTGGCATTTGGAAGACCAATCCATGCATAATAAGAATTCGAAGAATCTTTAACAGAACTTACAAAATTCTTGGCATTCAGTATACGTAATTGATCAGTAATTATTGCAGCCATTTTTATGGGACTTTTTGTTATTTATCAGGTAAATGTAATGGTTTCTCTGGAGAGAGAAACACCACCTTTACTACATTGGTTCCAGTTCCACTATAGGTGAAGTACCTGTATCAATACCTTGGTATGGCATTTGAGACTAGTATCCTTTTCTGGATTTATTTATCTTATGATAAGTAGTTATTGAACTTCAAAGGATTAGTTCTTTGAATGAGAGGTGATGATGTTATTCCTTGATATGAATTGGGGGTAAATTCCTTTGCATTATTAGTATTTCTATTTAAGAATTCAACTTTACCCCAAGTATACTCACCGTAAATTCTTTCGTTTCGGAAGACACCCGAACCACTAGAACTGCTATTAAATTCAACTCTTCTAATTGTTGTTACACCCAAACCTATGTTTGAAAGGTCTCTTGATTGATCATATGCAGTTGATACCTGGTAAATACCATCAATGTCACCTTCACCAAATAAATCAACATTTGAAAGATTCACAACAAATGTGTCATTTGTATTAAGTTGACTAATCGTAACTGCTGTTCCAGTCACATTTGGATCTCTTAAGAAAGAATATTCAGGAATATAAAGTTCTAGAGTAACAATACCACTTGCTGAAAGAGCATAACCCACAATACTTCCTTGATCACCAGAGAAAGATGATATTTTAATATCTTCTCTTGATATAGTTGGTTGATCAATAAGAACAAGAGGTTTACTTTTGTAACCCGAACCACCATCAGTTATATTAATTGAAGTTACAGAATCACCAGTCACTACTGCCTCGGCAGTTGCTTGTACACCTGTTATAGTATCAGGAGATGATATGTAAACATTTGGTGGATTAAGATTAGAGTAACCCTTACCACCATTTGATAAAGTTATATTTGATACTGAAGAAGAAGTCCTAAATGCTATTGCTTCTGCAGATTCAATTTCTGACTGATCAGTGAAAGTAACTTTTTCCTGATACTTTTCGTCTGTTGTCTCTCTTTTTGAATCAAACAAAGGTCTAACCGTATCAAAATATGCATCAACACTCGATATTCCAACAAAAGTTGTCAAATATGCTGCAGGGAAAATAGATGGTTCTTGTGATACTCTATCCTTAGTTACAAATTTTCCATTTACAGAGATGTCAGTTGTCTGTTTACACCAAGTTACAGGTCTTAGTAAATTTTTATCTTTGGTGATACCAGGTCCAGAGTAAGGGAAAGTAGTAACTGTATCGAGTGTTGTAATACCCGTAACAGTTCTCTGTTCTTGGAATAAACTAAACTTTTGACCTATACTTGCATCATTTTTAAGTTGTAATGTATCACCTATTTTGACCGTCTCTACAATATCCACAAAAACAACGTCAATATCGGGTGTACCTTTATAGAATATAATTTTTGAAGTATCGCCCTTTTTAGGTGGTTCAGTAAATTCAAGAATACTTCCTCCGTTGAATTTGTATGATTCATTTGGAACTTGAAGTATGTCATTAATTGTTATAATTAAATTTTGTGTGATATCAATACCTGAACCTTTTTTTACTTCAATTGCAAATTGAGATCCTGATATTTTCAATGGGAATGATGTCTCATTACCGTCAAAAAGATCGTCTAATTTATCAAATACCGCAAGTTCACCAACAGTAAATCCATTAAATGAATCACGGAAGACATTATCAACTATAATTTTAAATTCTTCAAAATTGGGATTAGATGTTGTTGGTATTCCTGATGCACCACCTATTGCAACAGTTAAAACTTCACCGTTACCATAACCAAAACCACCACTCACAATATTAAAATCAATAACACTTGAACCTTGACCAACAGTGATGTCTACCTTAGCACCTACTCCCTGTCCACTCTGACCATCAGGATATATTAGTGGAATATTACTGTAAGGTAATGGTGAATCAATAACTATTAATGGTGGATTGTTTATATCAAGATTTTCACCAGTATTTGTTATATTAACTGAAGTTACACCACCACTTTCAATTGTTGCAGTTCCAATATTTACTACAGTGGATATACCCACAGAAGAAAGTACATAACCAACATTTACAGTTTGAATTCCAACTCTATAGCCAGAACCAGTGTTACCGATAGAAACAGATGATATTCTTCCATCTAAACCTACAGTACATGTAGCTCCAGCAGTTCTAAGAGGTTGATAACCAAAACCTGAACTTGAACCTACAGAAATAATTGATCCTCCTCTTGGTATATCTGCTTTATTTGGATCATCTCCACTTGATATATTATCACCAAGATAAGTAATGCTTGTTACACCAACTTCCTCTATCAACTCAAAATCACCTCCTCCTAATTGAATACCTTGCGGTTCTTGAAGTACATTGGAATTCAGAATAATAGCCTGTTGCGTTGAAAATCCTGCAATGTTTTGACCTTCACTGAATAGAGTAAAAGTTTTTTCTTGACCATTAAATTGACTTTGAATATTATCAAAAGTGTAATTAGTAGAATAAGTATCTACTGATGAATCAGGAACTCCACTTCTTATAAAAGTTCTACCCTGGAAAGTTGAGAATGTTGTTAGACCAACATAATCCCTATCATCGGGATCTCCTGTTGTTCCAATAGGTGTAGGACCTTGGGGTGCGTCAACAAAATTAATTGTGTTTTCTGTAATGGTATAATTTCCTCCTATTAATTGTATTTCTGTTCCCGCACTATGAGCAGATACTGCTGATCCTAACCTTCCCCTAAGAACTCTAAACTTATTAGTCGCACCTACACCAATATCCTGAATTTTCATAAGTTCATCATCAATTTTAATGATGTCATTTGACCTAAAGGATTGAATACCTGTGACTAAGAAACCAGCATCAAATACTATATTTTGATCTAGTGTAGTTGAGACATTAACTTCAGTCAAAGGTGCTTGAATTATATTATCAATTGCAACTAAAGCTTTTGTATCTTGATTTGTTGCAGTGATTTTGTGTAATGTTCCGACACCAACAGAAGTGAAATCTAATAAAGTTGGAGAAGAAGATAATGCATCTGTTGCATTTTTAGCAAATCCAACACTTGTATTACTAAACTTGACAACATAAAGTTCTTTTGGAAGTTTATCAGTCGATATACCACCAATTACTGTTGATGTTATATTGATTGCATTTTCGCTAGTAAATTTCGAATTCTCGTATGTATAATTGACCTTTTCGCCAGTCACAAAATAGTGGTTAGGTATAGTAATTTGATTGTTAGTGACATTAACTATAGATGCATCATTTCCTGAGAATTGTCTTTCGAAAATTGAAAGCCCACCACTCTCAAGATTAAACTGGGTTTTCTTATCAAACTCAGTTCCGGTATAAGTTCCAAAATCAGAAAATAGGATATTATTATTAAGATCACTAATTGAAGTTATACCTGAAGTGTCATTAAAGTTTTTCAAACTTATTCCAAAGGCCCTAACATCAACTGCAATATCTTGAATTGGTGTGTAAACTAAATTAACCGTATCATTTGATTTAGAAACACCAACTGTTCCAAGTCCAACAAAAGTAAATATTCTTCCATATTTTACAATACTTAAGTTATCGGAATCAATAACATGACATTCAAACATTTCAAATTCATCATTTGTAGTATCATGTACTGTTACCATGAAGTATTCTGAAGCATATGGGTCTTCATAACTGGCAATTACTTGTGGTGCTGGATTTGAAGAGGAAGGTATTGATTTATAGTAAGAAGAAAGATCTGTTACAACTAAATTTGTGGTGCTAAAACCAGTTGCAGTTGCATCAGTTTCAATCGATAATATATTCGCACTTAATGCTGTTCCCACATTAGGAATTATATTGACATTGACATTACCACCTGAAATATTTGCAGTAAATGAACCAAAACCATCCGTAATTCCAGAAGTTGAATCTAAATTACCATATTGAAGTAGTTCAACATCAGTGTCATCATGTAGAATGTTCAATTCAGTATAAAAATATTCTTGATCTTCAGTTTGTAGTTGAATATGAAGTTTTGCAGACCTTTTACTTGTTGGTATTTGAATCAGATTAGTTTCTGTGGAAACTGGAACTGTTAGAGAAGAAGAACCAATAGAAATAATATCACCGATATCTCTTGAACCAACATCAGTAATAATATCATCACCACTGAAAGAGAAGTAAGATATCTGATAGTTATTAAATTCAAATAAGTCGGGGAAGAATGTCAAACCCCACTCACTTGAACCTACACCAATATAACTAAAAGAACCCAATTCAGAACCAGTATCAATTGTACCATATTCATTTGTGTAACCTATTGATTCATCTTGTAAAACTGTTACGATACTAAACTGTTTTTTATTTCTAAGTTCATTATCTTGTACTAATGTAAATATTTTATTCCATTTATACCTATTATCAAATATATCAACTACAGAAAATCTTGTAGATCTTGCATCAGAGTTAAATTGGTCACTAAAGTCATCTATTCTTAGAACCCTATTTCCTCTGGATTCGAAGAAATCAATCAAAATAGTATTATCAAATATAATTTCATTTGAAACTACTAAACTATCTGAAATATCAATGGTCCTTTCTGATACATTATCAAAGTCGGGGAAACAATACAGTGACTCATTACTTATAAGGTCAACTACAGTTTCTACCTCAATATCTGCTACTGATACGATACCTACAGCATCATTGTCAATAACTAGATCTCCGAACTTACGGAAACCTGCTATATGGTTTAAAGAACTAACTGAATCTTCCCATTTACCAAATGGAACTCTAGATTTTAATGAATATGAGAAGTTTTGATAATATTCATTATTAGGAAGAACTTGTAGATTGTCGTTTAAGAAACCAGAGTTTGTCTGAAAACCATCAATTACTGTCGCACCTGCACCAAGTTTTACTGTGGCATTAAAATCTTTGGAATCCACAATAAGTGCCTTATTACCTGATGTGATTGATGTAATAACAGTACCAATTTCAAAATCATCTTCAGATGTTACATATAAAAAACCACTTACAGGATCAAATCTTTCCACAATTCCTAAACCATTAGGATTTGTTACTTTCTCATCCTTAAAAAATTCAGAATTCTTGATTACAGGGTTAAAAATGGGGAAAAATATCTCTGGAGTTACTAAAGCCGCAGATAATGAAGTTATCTCTCCAGGAGATTCATTGGGTTCAAGAAGATCTGTTAAATCATACTCAATATACGCACCACCACCTCCAAGTTGTGAATCAAGAGAAGTGACTTCAAAAAGAGTATAACCGTAATCCTCTGAATTATAACCTTTACCGGAATTATCAGTTCCACTTGCAACATTTTCGACAAGTACTGATTCTCCAACTTTGAAAGGAAAATCTTTCTCATCACTGAATTGATTTGTAAATTCTATTCGTACAATATTGGTATTATCATTGTAAGTAATTTCCTTTATATTAAAACCATTTGTATTATTTGTTGGTATAAATTTTGGAGGTACATTATTGAGATCATTTGTATTTTGAAGAATTGTTACTTCAGTATCGCCAATTTCATAAGTCAGTATGGTATTAACAACCTCATCAGTAACTCCATCCAATACAACAAGATCTGGTGATTTACTGTAGTTTATACCTGAAGAAGTAATTCCAATTGATTCAAACTCACCAAGAGGATTGACTTTCAAAACCTGTGGTAAATTAGCAACTAAATTAAGTGTATTATCCGTAGGATATCCAAAACCAATATTGTTTATTCTCGTATTAAGAACAGTACCTATTGATGAGCTAAATGGTTCTACTAGAGCACCTGAACCATTTTTACTTGTAATAGTTGTAAAACCAGGTAGTGATCTATAACCATTTCCTTTACTTATACCCCTAAAACTACTTACAGGACCCTCTGCCGTCAGTGAGTTTGTTTTGTAATTAACATTTGAGTTTGTTGAGTTGTATAATTCTATATTATCTGAGTCGAAAGGAATATTATATTCAAAAGTGTTAGAAGTAACACCTACAACAGAATAATTACCATCAAACTTGTTACTATCAACAGTTATACTGTTATTATTAATAACTGAATCGTCATCGTATATCTCAAGTTTTACTCTAGGTATGATATTCAAATTGTCTGGAGAGAATCCATAATAAAGAAATTCTGGAATATTGTCACTGATTTTTAAATTTAAAAATGCA